CTGAAGACGACCTCGCCTTTGTGGACGATGCCCGCCGCCTGTTTGACGCCGCCGGGACCCGTGTACCCGCCCTGGTCGAACAGCGGGAACTTGGTCATGTGGGCGCCAGCGATCGCCGCCGCCATCGAAGCTCCGGCGGCTGCGCCGGCTGCAGAAATCGACGCCGCCATAGTGGCGCCAGCAGCAGCGCCGGCGCCCGTAATGGCAGGCGTGACTGTGGCGGCTATCGCCGCGCCTTGGGAAACGCCCTCAGCCACCGCATCCACGCCGCCGAACATGGCGTCGAAGATCTGCTCCCCCGCCTTCTGCATCATCGTATCGGCGAAGTTGCCGAACTGATTGGACAGGAAGCCCTGCAGGTCGCCTGCCATCGCCGCGCGGATGCCGTCGCTGAAGGCTGAAGCGAACAGTTCGCGATGCTCGCCATAGGTCGCGGCCTTCCGCTCGCGTGTGACCTCCTCGGTCGCACGGCGCTCGGCCTCGGCAGGCTTCAGACCATAGCCCTCGGCCTGATAGGCCTTGGTGCGTTCACGGATTGCCGCCTGGTCCTGCAACTCCTTGGTCAGCTGGCGGTTGCCGCTCAGTTGCGCGACCGCGAGGCGGTGCTCTTCGCGGGCCAGATCGAGGCCGCGTTTGGCGGCGTCGACGCGGGCCGATTGGATGGCGGCCAGCATGCTTTCGGCCTTGGCGATGGCGCTCGTCTCGTCGGCCGTGACCTTGGCCAGCGCCGCGACCAGCTCGCGCTTTTCGACCTCCTCCTCAATCGCGCGGACCGTCTCCCAGTTCTCATCCAGGCGGGCGATATCGAGGTCCCAGCCGCGCTTCAGCAGCCCTTCTTCGCGCTCCATGGCGCGGGCGCGGGCTTCGTCCAGCTTGGTCTGGACTTCGCCCGAGATGGCGCGGGCCTGAGCCGCCTTGAACCCGGCGTCTTCCAACTGGCGGATGCGCGCCGTGATCTCGGCCTGACGCTCCAGTTCACGGACCTTGGCGACCTGCTCATCCAGCTGCGCGACTTCCAGCGCGGTCTGCGCCTTCAGGTCTTCCAGAAGGCGTTTGCGTTGCTCGGCGGCCTTGGCGGCGTTCTTGTCGGGCTTTGAGGTAAATTCTATCGGCGTGGTGGCTTGGACCACAGCTTCTTGCGCCGCCTCGACCATGCCTCGCACGCCGTCTTCGGCGGCTTCGGCCTCTAGCCGCAGGCGCATCAGCGCAGTCGTCTCTCGAACCACATCGCGCGGATTGCCGTTCGGACCGATCCCGCCCTCCGGGATAGTGGATTGACCATAGGCGTCCACAAACGCGGAGGCTGGGGCGCCCGAGGTGCGCGCTAGTTCGCGGCGCTCCTCGACCTTTTGCCGCTCAACCTCTTTGGCCTCCAAATAGGCCTGACGCTTCATTTGCGCCTTGATCCGCTCTTCAGAGATCAGCGCATCGATCTTCCGGCGAATGCTGGCGGTTTCTTCGTCGTTCGCTGTCGCCAGTTTACGTGTCAGCTTCTCCAACTCAGTGTTGGCGGGCGCCAGGGCTTCCTTCGCCTTCGCCTGCGCCTTTGCGGCCTGTGCTGCTTCGGACTGCGCCTTCGTTAACCTGTACAGCGCGAGCGACAGGGCCGCGACAGCCAGTATCCCCACGCCGACTGGACCGCCCATCAGCGCCATTGCCGTCGCCGCGCCGCGTGTGGCCAGAGTCATGCCTTGGAAAGCTACTGTCGCCCCCGTGGCTGTGGCCGTCTGACCGACAATGGCGGCGCTCAATGCGCGGGCGGCCAATGTTTGTTGTCCGATTACCGTAACGTTCGCTGTCTTCGCCCAGGTGTCTGCCAGCGTTTGTTTGGTGCTCAGCGCCAGCGCGGTTCCGTATTTGGCGGACATCACGACGGCGACGTAGGTTGCCGCCGTTGATAGCAGATCGATGTTCTCGCCGAGCACTTTTACTGCACCCGAAGCGGCGTTCAGCGTCTTGGTCACAGCCTCCGTGCCGCCGCCGTCAGCCAGTGCCTTGAAGGTATCGCTCGCCTCCTTCCTCAGATCGTTCAGCGCCTTGGTCAGCCCCTGATTGGTCGCCTCGGCCGCGCCCTTAACCTGCCGAGCCAGATTATCCAGCACGACGCCTTGCGCCTTCGCCGATTCGCCTGCTTTGAGGTGTGCCTTTGCGCGGTTCAGCTCCTCTTCTGACAGTGCAAAGCCGCGTTTCTTGAGGTTCGCGAACCCCGCAATCGGATCGTCCAGCGCACGGGCGACCGCGTCCAGGTTCGACTGAAGGTCGCCGCCGAAGGTCGCCGCGAGGTCATCCGCAACTTCGATCGCGGCAAGGAATTCTTTCCGGCCGATGCTGGTGAAGGTCGCCAGTTGCGCCGCCACAGTCTGGATTTCGGCCGCAGATCGACCCGTGCGCCGCTCCAGCGCATCCGCCCATTCCGCGATTTCTTTCTGTGACAGACCGGCGGCGTGGCCAGTGGATTTCAGGACAGCTTCAAGTCGCCGAGCCGCCTCTTCTTCCTGCTGCAAATCCTGAAGCAGTTGGCTTGCACCAAAGGAGATTCCCAGCGCTGCTAGTCCGCCCATCGCCGTGCCGCGCAGGCCGTTAAAGCGACGCTCCAGATCACGAAGAGCCTTGTCGCCGCGCGCGTCCAGCCCGCGAAACTGAAAACCATTTCTCGTCTTCCGGTTCGTCGCGTCCAGACCCTTCTGAATGCGATGCAACGCGGCATCCGTCCGGTTGGCCGTCTGAAGCATCTGCTTCTCAAAGGCCGCCATGCGCGCGTCGAGAACGACGGAGAAAATCTCTTCTTCGGCCATATCTCACCCATGAAAAAGGCCGCCCCGAAGGACGGCCTGTAAGTTTTTGCTTTGCGGCGATCAGCGCTTGACGAAGGGCGGCGGCAGCAGCCGGATTGACCACGCGGGCTGAGGCAATCCGGCGGCTTGTTGAACGTGGATTAGAATGTGGATCTGGTTCTTGAAACCAGCGACTTCATAACTCCGTCTTTGTCGAACAGGACAGAGACTACTTCCACCTGCCTACCCGCTTGAGACGTCCATTGAAGAAGCGTTGTGCCATCAACCAGTCTGGACTCAGAGTTATACCGGCCGAATAACGCAATGGCGTCAGCCTGTGATGTGCTCCCGATTTCCAACCGTTCGCTCAGGTCAAATATACTTGGCGGTGCCACATAAGTCAGAGGCGGAAGGGGTGAGGGCGCTGGAACACAGCCTGCAACTAAAAGCAGTGCGGCCCCTGCGCCCACTATCGCGGACCTACTCATGTTCATTTCCCCGGATCATTGATCGGCGAAGGCTACGACCTCAGGCGTATTTCGCCAACAGTTCCGCGTGCCGGTCATCTGTCGGCGCCGACGGCTTGGCTTCACCGCCGTGGGCCTCGGCATAGCCCTCCATCGCCTGACCGAACTCCCACAGGCTCATTTGGCCGACCTCTCGCGCCGTCCACCCGAGGACGGCCGCTGCGCCGATGATGGACCCGAACCTGATTTTGCTGCGCGGGAGCGGGTCGGCTTCGCTCCCTCCGGCTCCCCCAGTGGCTCATCCTCAGGCCCGAAGACTGCGGCCGTCAGGATGTCATAGGCCAGCTGCGTGAACTGGGCGTAGCCGCGCGACTGGCGGTCGAAGTTGTCGCGCACCAGAACGGTCGCCTCCAGCTGCGTCGCCCCGCCGCCGACAAGGCCCTGAAAGATCGTCTCGCGCAGGTCGTCGACGCGCCAGGCCGCCGCCTCGATGCGTCGGATCAGCTCGACCGGCCCGGCGTCGCTTTTCTCCTGCAACGCCCGCAGCCGGTCGATGTCGAGGCGGAAGGCCCGCTCCTCGCCACCGAAAGGCCGGATCAGAAGAGCGGTCCCGTCCATTACGCGCCGCCGACGTTGGCGCCGTAGGTCGCCGTGACAGCGCCGCTGGATTGCAGGGCGATATCGCCGGTGACGGTCGGCGTGCCCGGATCGCCGTTCATGCTGAACGTCGTCAGATGATAGGCGCCCAGGAACTGGATCACATTGTCAGGATCAGCGTCGTCCAGCACCACGATGCAGTTGCGGGTTTCGGGCGACTGCTGCCAGTCGACCAGCGGCTTGACGTCCTTCTTGTCGACCTTGCCGGCGCCGGTCACATCCACCGACAGGCTGACCTTTTCACGGATCAGCCATTGCAGCTTCTGCAGGTCGTCGCAGTCCGGGATCGAGTCCTCGGTCGTGTTGGCGTTGAAGTTGATGCCGCGCGCCGCATTGATCGTGCACAGCGGTTTGAACTGTTCCGGCGTCGCGCCGTCACCGACTTTCAGCACCAGTTCGGACCAGCGCGTGGTTTTGACCAGAGCCATGGCTCGGCCTCCTTTTCGATTGTGAGGAAGAAGACCGCGCTGGGCGGCCAGGGTATCAGGCCGAGGCTTCGACCCAATAGTAGTGCTCGATGACGCCGAGGGCGCTTAGGCCATCAGCGTCGGGCGTGTAGCGGATGCTCTCGACGCGGTGCTCGACCGTCCGAAAGCCGGGAATGGGCAGGGCGATATCCAGCAGCGAACGGACAAGGCCGCCGATGCGCTTGGCCTGCGCCATCGTGAAGGCTGGGCCTTGCTCATCATCGCGCGTCCAGACGTACAGGGTCGAATAGATCTCGTACGCCTCGCGGCAATCGTCGCCGTCAGGGAGGATTTGGCTCTCGCCGTGGATGATGTGCGGGAAAGGAGCATCATTGGGCGCCGAGAGCCCGTAGAGTTGGACCCGGCCGCCCATGGCGTCGGCCAGCGCCTGGCTGTCCCGAAGCAGTTGTTCCTGCGTGGCGTCGAAGGATTCGTCGATCATTTCGCCTCCTGCGCCCCGCGCTTAAGGGCTCGCGTCCGCGCCGCACGGATGCGGGCTTTCATGCGGCGATAGGTCGGCCAGAAGAACGGTTGGGCGGGCGTAGCGGCATGGGCGCGCTTGTCGCGGCGTCTAGCGCCCCGCCATTTCCCCTTCTGGCGCTTGTAGAGAGCCCCCTGGCTGCCGGGCGAGGCCTTCGTTCCGTACTCGACGAACCGCAGGTACCAGCCCTTCTTGCCCTTGCCCCGCTCGCCGCCGACAATACGATAACCGATCTGCCCGTCCTCAAGCGGCACCTTGCGGATCGAGTCCCGCAAATCGCCAGACCGCACCGGCGCCGCCGCCTTGATCGCGTCAACTAGCGCATCGGCCGAACCGGATAGCGACGCATCGACACGGACGCGCATCTGCTCCGGCAGCTTCATCATCCGCTTCTTCAGATGCGCACGGCCCGCCGCCGTCAGAGGGCGACTCATCAGCCCTGCGCCACGCCTATGACCGCCAGGACATCGAGGAAGCCGCGCGTCTTCGACGGCGAAACAGCCGTGATGTTCGCCACACGACCAGCCCTGCGAGCATCAAGCGCGCGCCAGCCCGGCGTGATCTGACGCGACACGCTGGACTCCCGGATCGTCAGAACGACCGGCTGCCGCCCCGTCAGGCGATCCTGCATCACCGCCTCCGATCCGATTAGCCACGTCACCTTGGTGCTGACGCTGAAGCCTTCCTCCCATGGGCCGCGCCGAGCGCCATTGGCGTCGACGCTGCGCTGCTGGAATGTCCAACGGTCCCGCAGGTCACCCGCACCGATGCTCATCAGGCAGATGCTTTGGAGCGCTTAGGGGCAACAGACGAACCGGGTTCGTCAGCAGGTCGGGGCGGCGCATCAATCTCGATAGCAACACCCTCGCGGACCATCTGCTCGCCCCAGGTGCGCTTCACGGTCTCATCCATCCCGGTCTTATAGGCCACGGTCAGCCGCCGATCCTCGGGCGGCGTCCAGAGGCGATCTTTCAAAAAACGAACGCGCATGGCGGGTCTCCTCAGATCAGATGGATGCGATGGTTTTCCAGCAATCCATCGAGATTGGCGCTGACCTTGATCTCGCTGCCCGCGGCCCCGACCTGGGCCGTCTCGCGATAGGCGTAGAGGTCGCC